TTAACGTAGTGCTGTATTCATCTAAGCGTTTTGTGGCAGATGCAACTTGGCTTGCCGTCAAACCCATACTGGTGGCGATTTGAGCGATACGTCTGTCGGCTACTTCGGCCTCTTGTGCGGCAGCGATAGAACCCGATACGAAACTCTTGAACGCATCAACCGCTCGCATGATGCCTTGTGCCGCGACGACCCCGAAGAATGAACCGATTGCCGAACCAGTCGTGATAGCGCGTTTGCCTGTGTTGTCACCCTGTGCGGCGAACTTGCCAAGGTCGTCACGTGCTTGGTCAACGCCACGCTTGAATTGGCTTGTGTCCGCGACGAAGCGTGTTGTTACTGTGTTATCTACGTTTGCCACGCCGCTTACCTTCTTTCATCGCTCGCTCTCTCTCGGAATTGCGCAGTTGTTCTAACGCAATCCACTCGGTCAACTCTCGCGATGTGAGCGGACGGTGACTTGGTGAACCTAACAACAGTTCGTCCACCGTCCTGCCCAGTCGCTGCGCTAATTCATAGATGAATCGTCGCTCGGGTTTCCCAACAGTTCTTTGCCCGCTTCGGTCAATGAGTTGTCACCCATTGCCGACATTCCCATTGCTTCTTGTGCTAGGCGTTCGATTACCGCAGCCGATTTATTCATCACTTCTTCTTTGTCGTCCATAGTAAAGATTGGCTGACCTGTCTTGGGGTCGTGAAGACAAGACACGATTATTACCGGGTAAATTTTTACTACGTCGGTTTTACCCGTGTCCGCGTCGTACGCGTCGGATATAAGTTGAATCCTTGCGCCTGCCGACATGGAACGAACCTCGACTTCAACACCCCATTCCGGGACATCGATAATCTTGGAATCTCTATCTTGTGCTGCGAGAATCTGGTCACGCAGGGACACTTAAACCACCTCTTTCGTTAATTTTGTTTGTTACCAAGTGCCTCGGGTTACTGAACCCGTGACCTGTAGTTCCAATGTGAACGGAACAACGTCCGCTACAGCAGGGGACAAGTCGTAACTCGTGATGATGCAAGACCCCGAGTACTTAATGTCACTTGCAGTTGACCCGCTTGGCCCGACTGAGAATGACAAGTTTGCAACTGTGCCGTTGCTTAGTCGTGCGATTGCGCCGTTGATGTTCTCATCGGCGACTGGGTCGTAGTAACCACTTACCGAGATTGTGGCGTCCTGAAGCCCAACGATGTAAGTCTTGTTGAGGTTCGAGAACGTGGTTGTCTCGCCAGTCTCCATGACCTTGCTCAATGCAACGTCGGTGGTTACGTTCGTGAAGTCGTAAGCGCCCGTGCTTGAACCAGTCATCAAGAAGACTGCGTTTTTACCGTGCTTGAATGTTGGCATTTTGTTTCACCTACCTTCGTGCGAATGAAACGTTGTAAGTGGCAGACCCCGTCGTTATCGACGAAGTGACAACCGCCCTTACGTATCTATTCACAGTCCCCGCCACCTCGCTGCGCTGCGACGTAGCCGTGCTAGCCGCGACGTTCGTGAAGGTGATGAGGTCTGTGAAAGTGTTGTTATCGGTGGAGTGCTGCAAACGAACGCCCAAGATGTTGTTTGCGTTGTTCTCTGTCACGTGCAGGTGACCGATAGCGCCGTTCGTTGCGCCAGCCGAGAAGTCGATACCCGTTGTAGAAGCGGTCGAGTTCGAGGCGGTTAGGTTCACCGTAGAGGACGAGATGACCTTGCCGCCGTTGATCGAGCCGAGAGAGCCCGAGGCCTGAATCTCTGCGGTTATGGTCACGATGTCGCCGACCGCCGAGGTCACGTCGTAGGACGTGAGTTGCCCCTGAATCAGTTGGGCTGGCTGGCCCGCCGCGGAGCCTGCTGGCTGGATAGTGAACACCTCGTTGGCCTGACCAGTCGCGGCCTGCACGTGGTCGTCGATCGCGCCTGCGGTGTTGTCGAACATGCCGCTAAGCGAGACCGTGCCGTCGGCTAGCCCGACGATGTATGTCTTGTTCTCGTTACCGAACGCTGTGGTCTCGCCCGTCTCGATTACCCGAGAGGTCGCGGCCTCGTTTAGGTAGGGCGAGGCGTTGAGCGAGCCGAATAGAACAACTGTGTTTTTGCCATGTCTGAAACTCGGCATGAAGGACTCCTATCGGGCATGCGTCACCCCGACCGTCACGGGCACAAAGGGCCACGTCCACTAAGGGACGGTTGGGGTCACGGGGACACGTCGCGCGTAGGTTACTACCGCAAGAACTTATTTACTTGCGACAAAATGTCGCTCGGTAATTCCGGCTGCATGACGTGCAACGGCGCGGAAGTTATCTTGCCGTCCTCGACGACAGTCGGAATCTTCGCGTTGATGCCCCTGCTCGGGTCTAACTGCACTACGAAAGCGGCTGGCTCTTTCGTGTCCATGAGCGACATCGCGTCGGTCTCGAACCAGTTAGCCCTGCTAATCGTCGCGTGCTCTATCCCGTAGGCGTCGAAGAGCATGCCCCAATGCGGCAGACCCAAACCCGTCTCGAGGTCGCAGCCCATTGGCGCGCCGAGGAATCGGTCGTGCGTCGCCCTAATCGACTGGTAGCCGCAGTTGTCGAGCACGAAGAGTTTTAGGTTGAGCCTCTGCCTCGCCACCGTGCCCAACTCCTGAAGGTTCTGCGCGAAGCCGCCGTCGCCCTCGACGACGAGCGTGCGCCTGTTTGGGTGAGAACAAGCGAGGCCTATCCCACCAGCCAGGCCGTATCCCATGCTCGCCATTGCGGGGCTGTTGACGATCGTCTGGCCTCTCTGCCTGAAGGTCTGCATGAACTGCGTGTAGCCGTTGCCGCTAGAGCCGACGCTGATTAGGTCGTGGGGCTTGGATATCTCGCTTAGCGTGAGCATGAAGCGGTAGGGGTCTAGGCCTTCGCTCGTGTCCAACTGCACGGGCTCTTGCGCCAACTCCCGCACGTTTCGCACGTAGCGCGACCACTCGCCCCACGCCCTGTTGGTCGGCACGCCGAGGAACTGCTGCGCCACCGCCTCGGGGTTTAGCGTCGAATAGCCAGCGAGACGGAACGGCGTCGCTGCTATCTCGTCCATGTCGGAGTAGTTGAGGAACAGCCGCGCGTTAGGCGCGAAGCCCTCGGAGTTGAAGCCCGTCGTCTGCATGCCCAGCCTCGTGCCGAGGGCGAATATCGCGTCGGCCTGCTGGACGACGAGGTTCGACCAGCGCATGCCGTAGTGGTTCGGCCTGCCCGCGTAGACGGGCGAGTCGCTGCGCACGCGATCCATTGCCGTCCATGTCGTCGCTACGGGTATCTGGGCGAACTCGCAGAGCCTCGGTATCAGAGAGTGGCGCTTGACCTCAGAGCCGACGATTACCAGAGGCCGCTCGGACTTGGCGAGTATCGAGGCGGGGTCGCCCTTGAAGTGCATGTCTCGGTCGAAGTCCAGCCGCTCGGTGTCGAGCCCGTCGTCGGCGTCGAGGTTCTGGGTGTCCACGCATATCTCGATGAAGCAAGCGCCAGCGCGCCTCGTCCGCGCGTGGTCTAGGGCAAGCATGACCTTCTGCCTGTCTACTGGCCTGTCTATCGAGAGGACGCTCGAGGCTATCGGCGAGACGAGCGACTTTGCGTCCGCCTCTTGTATCCCTCGCTGCCTGACCTTGCCGTGCGATAGGTCGGTCGACTTGACCTGCCCAGCGACGACCAAGAGGAATCGAGAGTCGAGGTGCGCGCCCGCGATTGCCGTCGTGATGTTGGTGACGGCTGGCCCTGTCGTCACGAGCGCGAAACTCAACTCGCCCGAGTCGGTCGCGTAGTCAGCCGCTATCCCCGCCGCGACCTCGTGGACGGTCGGCACGCACTTGAATCGCGTCGAGGCCGACTTGAGCAGGAACATGTTGTTGCCGCCCGCGACGTAGAAGCATTGTGTGAAGCCGTAGTCCCTAAGCCAGTCGCAGAACTTGTCTGCGTAGTTCACAGCAGGGCGTCTATCTGCTCGTCTAGGTTCTTGACCTTTATGCCGTGCTCGGCGGCGATGCGCAGCACCTCTTGGTCGTTCGAGCCGTAAGAGGTCGGGCCTTCTGTTATCTCGACTCGCGTGACCTTCGAGTCGGTCTTGTCGGCAATCATCTGCGCGAGTTGCCCCATTTCTATCCACCAGCCCGACGAGTCGAGAACCTTGCGCTTGCCGAGTTGCGTCAGTCCTACCTTGATGTAGTCGTCGATAGCCATGTACCGCCGCCACGTCGGTCGGTACGCCTTGACCCTTATCCGCTTCTTCTTGGACATGTCGACGAAACTTGACAGGGCGTAGCCCTCGCGGTGCTCGCAGAGCCGACCGCTTACCGCGTATGAGCGCATGATTACCGAGGGCGCTCGGGTCTCTGAGGCGAGGCGCTCGTGCAGCACCTTGCTCGCGGAGTATGCGTCGAAGTCCTTGCCGACCGGGTCGAACATCGCTGCGCCGGAAGAGAACGTCATGCCCGCCCTCACGCTTGGTAGCGACATCGCCAGCACGTAGTCCATGCTTATCGGGAAGCACTCGTCCAGAAAGGTCGTCTTGTATTGGCGGTCGCGGTTGAGCCCCGCGCAGTCGATCACGAGCGTCGGCGCGAACGCCTCTATCTCGTTGATGTCGTAGGCGACGCTCTCGTAGGGCACAGTCCCCGCCATGAAGTCGCGCGGTCGGCTCGACACGCAGTAGGTCTCGCCGCGATCGGCCTCGGTCACGTCTAGGAACTCGCGCCCGAACCAGCCAGTCGCCCCGAGTACGAGGGTGCGCTCTTTGTCGAGAAACCTCATAGGGGGCGCACTAATAATATGGAGAGAAGCCCGCCCGAGGGCGAAAGGGGTAGCGCTCGGACGGGCTCAGCCGCATCGTAGGGGCGGTTTTGCCCCTTTTCAGCGAACTTTGACCGAGAGGCTATCAAGACCTAGCCCCAGAGTCGGTTAGGCGCTCTACGTGGCGTTTTTTGCCCTCTAAATGCCTGAGGACGTCCGAGGTCTGGTCGATTAGCGAGCGGTTGAGCAGGGGGGCGTCGGCGTGTATCGCGGACTTGAGTTCGAGGCCGTCCATGATGTCGCGCACCGAGGCCTGACCAGTCTGCAGGGGTATGGCTAGGTAGAAGTCTCGGTCGAACGTCGCGTGCGCGATCGGGTGGCCCTTTGGCAGGTCGCGCTTGGCGTAGACGCCCCGCACCAACTTCTGCAGGTAGGCGTCCTCGTCGTCGGTTATCCGACGCCGCTCGACCCCGCCCGCCCCACACATCTCCCTAGCCAGGTGGTAGGCGTTAAACCACGCCTTTAGGTTTATCGGCAGCGAGCAGTAGGGGCTCACGGGGTACTCGCCGTCCTCGACGTCTATGTGCCTCTCCCAAGTCCTCGCGCCCTTCGCGTAACTGATGAACATGCTCGCCGTCCAGTCGCGGTATTCGTGCGTGCTAAGCCCTATGACGTGGTCTGGGTATCTCGCCCTTAGGTAGTCGATTTCGTTGAGTTGCAAGTCCTCGTTCTCGGTCGGGTAGAGCGAGACGCAATGGTTTATCGCAAGCGGGATATTGCGGGCTGCGAAGAACCGCACGAGGTTGTCGAGGTCTGCCTCTCTCGCGCCGCCCGACGACGCGATTACGGGCTTGCCGAGCCTCGCTATCGCCTCGATTAGCGACCAGTCGTTCACGTCGCTAGAGGCTAACTTGATTATCTCGAGGTCGAACTCCCTGCACCACTCGACCGAGGTCTCGTCGAACGGCGTCGCCATTGCCACGAGCCCGTAGCGGCGTATCTCGCGCACGAGTTCGCCTAACTCGTCGAGGCCGAGTTCCGTCTTTGCCGTCTTTGCGACGTACCTGATGTCGTCGCGCTCGCGGAAGTCTTTGTGTATGAACGTCGGGACGTCGCGGAACTGGAGTTTGATCGCCGCCTTGACCGAGTGCTGGCGGACGACGTAGGCGTGCTCTTTGATGATTCGCTTGCCCCGCTCGACTGATCCCCAATGGTTGTTTGCGAGTTCGAGGACGAAGAGGTTGGTAAAGGGTGCGTTTGGTCTAAGCATTGGTAGAGCGCCTTCCATTGGTTTTGTCTGTGGGTCATATCATGCAACTCGCGCACCTTCTGGTACTGCCTTTCGGCTTCGGCGCGTCGAATGTCGGGGTCTCGCAACTCGTCTACGTGCGCGACCCACTCCTCGGGCGTCCTAGCGATACGGCCTATGCCGCCCGCCTCTAGCCGTAGGTACTCGGGGCTCGGCGAGGCGATGAACGGTATGCCCGCAGCAGCGAACTCCATGCCGCGCAGGCTCGACTTCGCCTTGTTGAAGTCGTTGTCGATAAGCGGTATCAGTCCGATGTCGATCGGCGCGAGAATCGCGGGGTACTGCATCACGGGCAGAAGCGGCAGAGTGCTCACCTCTTTTAGCCCGACGATGTCCTGAAACGTCGTGTGGAAGTGGTCGCCAATGTGCCCCGAGTGGTGCACGGTCACACCAGTCCTTGCGACGTAGTCGGGCAGCCACTCCTTGAGCATCGCTGGGTCTTTGACGCGCCAGGGCAGGCCGCCGACCCAACCGAGGCGGGGCTTGTCGCCAGCCGTGTCGAGCCTCGGGCCGTATCGGTTCGTGTCCACGCCGTTCTGTATGCGTATGACGCGCGGTCTGCGTTTGGCGATGTCGTCGAAGAGCCACTCGGTCGAGACCGTGACGTAGTCGGCAGCCATGATGACTTCCTCGTAGTAGTCGCGGTTGAACTCGGGGTTGAGCGCCGGGTCGGTCGTCTTGTAGGCCATGTTGTCCTCTTCGAGGCGGTTGTGCGCGTCGTCAACGTCCACGACGACGACCTGACCCCTCGCCTGCGCCTTGCGAATCATCTCGGGGTGCTGGCGGTGCATGAGCAGTTTTAGGACGACGACCTGCCAGCCCAACTCGCCCGAGTTGCTGCCCTTTAGGACGCCGAAGCCGTGCTCGTCCATGAATAGGGGCATGCCTATCGCGGCGTGCATGCCCAACTGCTGCATGTACTTCATCGGCAGTTGGCATCGGTAGTAGGTGCAGCCGCCCGCCTGCAGGGGGTTAGTGCCGTACGACCAGTCGTAACTTAGGAACGCGGTCGAGCGTAGGTTTACGACCACTTGTCCTCGATCGCGGCGGCGAAGTAGTCGATGTCGTCCTGGAACTCTGGCAGCAGCGCCTCGTACCTCTCTCTCGTTAGTTGAACCTTGTCGCGCCTGGACTCGAGTTCGGGCAGCGAGTATGAGAGGAAGTCGTCGCCGAACT